GATTAACCGTCGGTAGTCCGTAGCATTCCCGGAGCCGCAAGGCTCTTCTGGCAGGGGTGCGAGCTGCAAATATGCCGGAACACGAAACAAACCAATTAGCTACATTCAGCATACAAGTTTTCAGGATGAAAACTATGTGGCGGAGTGTCCCTAACCGGCGCTCCGCCATATCCTTTTGTCCTGAATACAAGTTCACATCATCAGGGAGGTGTTTGTAATATGATGAGCGTAGAAACCATGAGAAGCGTCAACCCGAAGACGGTTGACCGCAGTACCCTTGTCCAGCGGGACAGCATCCGGCTTGAGCCTGCGGCTGCGCAGGATGACCGGCTGCGGGATTTTATCCGACAGATCAGAAACCCGTATTGCTATCTGGACGGGAAGACCGTCGTGAAGATCAGCTTCTCGAAGACAGACACCACCTTGGAGGACTGTCTGGAACATTATCTGAGAGGACTTTGATTATGAACAAACTGAATCTTTTCGCCCGGTTCTATGGACAAGCGATTGAGCCTGTGATACAATGAAGTCAGGTCAAAAAAGAATACACGGACTAAGCCGCTGCCTTTGAGGGTCATGTGGCTTTATCGTGTTTTCCTCATACAAGAAGCAGAAGCCTTCGTCTTCCTGATTTGATGTATCACACCAAACAGAAAACGGAGGTTATTTTTATGCCCGGAAAAGTTTACCGGACGGCGATTTACTGCCGCCTGTCCCGTGAAGACGGGGACAAAGTTGAAAGCAACTCCATTGCAAGCCAAAGAGCCATTTGCGAGGACTACATTGCACGGCATGACGATCTGGAAATTGTCTGTGAGCCGTTCGTTGACGATGGTTATAGCGGTGTTTCCTTCAATCGTCCAAACTTCAAAAAGCTCGAAGACGCAATCCGCAAAGGCGCGATTGACTGCATCGTGGTCAAAGACCTCAGCCGCTTTTCGAGAAACTACATCGACGGCGGTCGGTATCTGGAAAAGATATTCCCGCAGCTCGGCATCCGCTTTATCGCGGTCAACGACGCTTACGACAGCCTGACCGGCGATCCGCAGTCGGATTCCTTTGTTATCCCGTTCAAAAACCTCATCAACGACTCCTACTGCAAGGATATATCCATGAAAATCCGATCCAGCTTGGAGGTCAAGCAAAAGAACGGTGAGTTCGTCGGGGCATTCGCGCCCTATGGCTACAAGAAATCGCCGGATAACAAAAACCAGCTTATCGTCGATGAGGCCGTCAGCGAGTATGTGCAGATGATCTTTGCCATGTACAAGGATGGCTTCTCCATCGGTCGCATTGCTGCAAGGCTGAATCAGATGGGCGTGCTTTCCCCAATGGAGTATAAGCACTCGGCGGGAGTGAAGTTCGATACCGTCTTCAAGACCGGCGACACTGCAAAGTGGACTTACAAGGCTGTCCAGCGCATCCTCACCAATGAGGTATATATCGGTGTCCTTGCCCAAGGCAAACGCGGTACGCCAAACTACAAGGTGCGCGTTGTGCAGCCGAAGGATGAAACCGAGTGGGTTAAGGTCGAGGGGGCGCACGAAGCGCTTGTTTCCTATGAGGATTTCATGGCCGTCAAGACCATGATGAAGCGAGATATGCGCTGCTCGCCGGATCAGGATGAGGCACACCTGTTTTCCGGCTTCTTGTTCTGTGGAGACTGCCAGCAGTCTATGACACGCAAGACCGTCCCGTCGAAGACAAAGAAATACATCTACTATGTCTGCTCGACGAACAAACATAGCCGGACCTGCAGCCCGCACAGCATCAGCGCAAAAGAGGTTGAGGAAAAGGTGTTCCGTGCCATCCATGACCAGATTGAGCTTGTGGTCAATTTGGAAAAAGCGCTTGAGATGATTGAGAGGCTTCCTTCCCAGAATCGCAAAGCGTTTAACTATGAGGCACAGATTGCGAAGCTCGAAGAAGAGATTGAGCGGTATCAGAAGCTCAAGCTCCGGCTGTATGAAGACCTCTCGGATGGGATCATCGACAAGTCGGAATACTTTGAGTTCCGCAACAGCTACACCAAAATCATTGAGGAAAAGCAGGAAGCCCTTCTCCGCGTGAAAAAAGAAATGAAGCAGTCGGTCACAACCGGGGCTACGGAACGGAATTGGGTCACGCTCTTTAAGCAGTATGAAAACATTGAAGAACTGAACCGCCGCGTCCTCATGGCGCTGGTTGACCGCATCCTGATTTATGAGGATCACGCGATAGAGATTGTCTTCAAGTACAAAGACGAGTATCAGCAGACACTTGAATATGTTCTCGGCTATGCCGACGAACTTGCCATTGCCGGATAAAGGAGGGATGAGCGTATGGCACGAAAAAGCAGAAAAAACGCAGCCGCAGAGCCGGTTTGCGAAGCAGCACCGCTGCAAATCTTCCCGACAGCCATTTATGCCCGTCTCTCCGTGGAGAATAGCGGCAAATCTGAAAAGGTGGATGTCATCACCAATCAAATCGAGATATGCAAGTCCTATATCGCAGGATGTCCTTATCTCGATCTCGTCGATGTCTATGTGGATAACGGACGGACGGGGACGGTTTTCGATAGGCCGGAGTTCAACCGGCTGATGACCGACATCAAGAGCGGCAGGATTAAATGCCTTGTAGTCCGCGATCTCAGCCGTTTTGGCCGTGACTACATAGAAACCGGAACCTACCTTGAGCGCATTTTTCCACAGATTGGCTTGCGGTTTATTGCAATCAAGGAACACTACGACAACTTTGATACGGACGGCTCAAATGAGAGCCTGATGATCCCGCTGCAAAACATGATCAACGCCCTGTACTCGAAGGATATTTCACGGAAAGTCTCCACCGCTTTGAAAGCACAGATGGAGCAAGGGACCTTCCAGAAGCGCAATCTTCCGTATGGCTACCGGTGGAATGAAGACCATACAAACATGGTTATTGACGAAGAGACAGCGCCGTATGTGCGGCTCATGTTCCAGTGGAAAATCGAGGGCTGGTCAATCCCGATGATCCTTAACGAGCTTGACCGGCTGGGTGCGCCAAATACGGAGCTGCGGAAACGCCAGAACGGAACCCGCAAAGGCGACGGCTGCTCCTGCAAAGGCTGGTACAGTTCAACGCTGTACGGCATCCTGAGCAATCCGCATTATGTGGGTGATACCGTCCTTGGCCGCTCCATGAAGGCGATCTACAAGGGCATCAAATCCCATAATGTCAAGGACAAGGATAAGTGGATTGTGTTCCCGAACACGCACGAAGCGCTTATTTCCCGTGAAGACTTCCAGAAGGTGCAGGACATCCTCCAAGCGGCTTCTGAGGCTCGCCAGACGAGTATGCAGAAAACCGAGGAAATCCGGGCAACGCTCGTAAACCTCTTCGATGGGAAAATCGTCTGCGCTGATTGCGGGAAGAAGATGTACTTCCACCGCAAACGGATCGACAAGGACAAGCGGAAGCGCTGGTATGCCTTCTATGAATGCAGTACCTCAGCAGGTCGGCGCTATGAGCATTGTACTTCCCATTATACGAGGCAGGACACGCTTGAAGCCAATGTGCTTGCAGCAATCCAGCTTCAAGTCGAAGCAGCGCTTGACTATGACAAGCTGCTGGATAAGCTCAGGGGAAGCGAGGGCGAGAAAAACATCCGTGATCAGCAGAACGCCCTCATTACAAGCCTGAATCTGAGGCTCAACGGCGTTTCCAAGAAGCGGACACGCCTCTATGAGGATTATGCCGAGGGGCTTCTGGATGAAGAGGAATATGCCTTTGCCAAGAAGAGCTACGACGAGCAATACGCTGACCTGTCCCGCCGTCTGGATGAGGCTGTGCAGCGCCGGAGCAAGTTCAACGAGGCCATGTCGGTCGATAACAAGTGGATTACCTTGATGAAATCCGTCAGCACGGCGACACGGCTCACGCAGGATTTAGTAGACGAGTCTGTTGAATTGGTCAAAGTCCATGAGGGCGGCGCTGTGGAGCTGGTTATGAAGTACGGCGACATCTACGAGTTGACCATCCAGAGTATCAAAGAAGTACAGGGGGCGATGTAAATGAGCAAAGACTACACAATCGGCATCTACATCCGCCTCTCTATGGCTGATGAAGATACCGGTACCGGCAACAAGGCTGAGAGTGACAGCATCGGCAACCAGCGTATGCTCATCAACCGCTACCTTGACAAGCATCCGATGCTTTCCAAATATCCGAGGCTTGAGTTCGCGGATGATGGCTATACCGGGACAAATTTTCATCGTCCTCAGTTCTCGGCGATGATGGAGAAAGTCCGGCACGGGGAGATCAACCTGATCTGCGTCAAAGATTTTTCCCGCTTTTCTCGTGATTACATCGAGACGGGCAATTATCTCGAATGCACTTTTCCGTTCATGGGCGTTCGCTTTATCTCCATCAACGACGGCTATGACAGCGACGATTACAAGGGAACAACCGGTGGCCTTGAGGTTGTCATGCGCAGCATCATCTATGCCGCATACAGCAAGGATCTTTCTGTCAAAACGACAACGGCAAAAATCCAGATGATGAAGCAAGGCAAGTATGTGGGCGGCTACGCTCCTTACGGCTATGTGCTTCATCCCGAAATCCGCAACAAGCTCAAGCTTGACCCGGAGGCCGCAGAGGTCGTGCGCAGGGTCTTCGATGAAGCCCTTGAAGGCAGGAATACCTCACAGATTGCTCTCAGTCTGAACGATGATAATATCCCGACGCCCGGGCAATATTTCAAAGGCAAACATCCTGACAAGAAGAAATTCAGCTATATGAGCGACAAGATAAGCTGGACGGCATCTATGGTCTACAAACTCCTGACCAGCTATGTTTACACAGGGGCAACGGTCGGCCACAAGCGAAAATCCGGCGGCGTAGGTTCTCGGAAAACTATTTCTCAAAAGAAAGAGGAATGGATCATCGTCGAAGGGATGCACGAAGCCATTGTCAGCAAGGAAGAGTTTGAGCTGGCTCAGGCAGTCATCCGGGGCGGCGAGAAGAATCCTAAACGGAATCTGCGCTATTATCCCCTCAAGGGTCTTGTGTGCTGCGGCAACTGTAAACGCGCCCTTACCCGGCGAAAGCTCCGAAATGAGGGTGGATATTTCTATCAGTGTACTTACTCAACACATGACCGCGATACGGAGTGCCCGGTTGGTGAAAGATACAGCGAGGCATGGATTGAGGACACCGCTTACAAAGCGATTGGGCAAATGCTCACACTGGTCGAAAAGAAAGCTGTTAAAGAGCATGAGATCAGCAAGCGCAGGAAATCTGCCATCACAGAATGCGCGGATGCAATCCGCGATTTGCAGAAGCAGTACGAACAGCTCAAGGCAGTGAAGCTCCGGCTGTATGAGAAATACACTTCCGGCAGCATCACAAAGGCTGAATATCTCAAGCGGAAAGCAGAAACAGACGCGAAGATGTCTGAGAATGAAGAAGCAATCCGGCAAGGCCATGAGCGGATGCAGGAGCTTGATTCTGAACATCCCTGTTCGGATGAAAGGCTTGATGCGGTGCTCGGCGAATACCAGAAAGGCGCAGGGCTTACATACGAGCTTGCTCATGCTCTAATCTCCGCTATCTATATTCATGGGCATGACAGCATCGAAATCGTCTGGCAGTTCAAAGACATCTTTGAGGATGCAGAAATCTAATAGGCTGAATGTTACAAGCCGTTCACGGGTGGTCATCCACCTATGAACGGTTTGTAAAATCTCAAAAATTTTTTAGTTCCTACTTGACACAAGAAGACCTCTCCCAGATCGTCCTGGAAATGCTGGCATCCCTCAACTCCATGAACCGGCGCAAGGACCGGCTGATCGAGATCACCGCCGACGGCGTCATCAGCGACGACGAGCTGGAGGACTTCATCCGCATCCGGGAGGAGCTGGAGCGCATCTCCATCGCGGTAGAGACGCTGCAGCTGTGGTCGGAGCGGATGCTGGCCACCGGCGCCATTGACGCTGAACGGTATGAGGAATATGAGCGCCGGCGTGCGGAGCGGGATTGAACCGGGTATTTTGCCGCGGCAGTGGAAATAGCGGGCCCTAATTTGCTAAACCCATGCTGGAAGCCTCTGGTGCGGGATGGTAGAATACGGGTAAGCAGAGAGAGCAGACGCTCCTGTGAAGTTTGCGCAGCGAGGTGACGGCGATGGATCCAAAAACGAGACTCCTGGCGATCCGCCTGATGGAGAACCTCCGAAAAAATCCCGCTTACGCCCAGACACTGGGCGTCCAGGTGACCTTAAAGAGATCCGCCTGAAGGGTTGGGCTCCCATCCCGATCCGGCGGCGGCTGAGGGCTTCACAGCTGGGTGAAGCCCTCTTTTGCAGAGAGAATTGATGCCTTGGGAAGGGAAAGGAGCGAAACGAGATGAACGGCTATGACCAGCAGCTGAAGGAGCTGCTCGCCCAGTGCGCCCGCAAGAAGAAACTGGAGGCCCCGG